CCTGCACGGTTGACTGATAATCCCTATCTGATGCAAGATGGTCGATATGAAGCCATGCTCAGATCGCTCCCAGAAGTAGAACGGAAGAGACTTCTTGAAGGGGATTGGGATGTCGCAGAGGGAGCGGCCTTCCCAGAGTTTTCTAAAGAACGTCATGTGGTTGCACCATTTGAAGTACCAACTAACTGGCCCAGAATACGTGCAGCAGATTATGGATACGCAAGTCCATCATGTGTGTTATGGGGTGCAATAGATTGGGATAACAATATATGGGTGTATAAAGAGTTATATGTAAAACAACATACAGCCGAACAACTTGCCGACAAAATATTAGAAATGGAAGAGTATGAACCTATACCTCATTACTCTGTTCTTGACTCATCATGCTGGAACAAAACAGGCTTTGGTCCTTCAATTGCAGAGACTATGATGCGTTTAGGTGTAAGATGGACACCATCAGATAGAAACAGACTTCAGGGTAAAATGGAAATACATAGAAGATTAGCAGATAACCCATTGACAAAAAAGCCTAGAATCCGTATATTTAATACATGTAACAACATAGTTAGACAACTAGCAGGAATACCGTTGTCAAAAACAAATTCAGAAGATGTAGATACAAAAGCAGAAGATCATGCATATGATGCTTTGCGTTATATGTCAATGTGCAGAGTTTCAGGTCATGCAGCAATACATAAAAGTCTTCAAGCTATAAAAGAACAAACTTTTCAACCGATGGACAATACGTTTGGATATTAATATATGAGTGCAGGTGGACAGTATAGTACTATAGGAACATTTGATCCTAAAACAATGACAGTAGGACAATTTGTTGAAGAGTATATTAAAAAAGCAAAAGGTAAAACTGGTGAATCTTTATCTGAAGGTAGAAAAGCTAGTTTTAAAAAGATATTTTTTGGCACAGATATAAGTGTTAGAACCAAAGAAAATTGGACTAAAAAAGGTAAGGGTGTACCACAAAAAACAATAAGAAATCCTTTTGTAGAATATAAAGATATGACGTTATCTGAGTTTTACGCTAATGCAGGTTCAACGTCAGATATGAATCCATTGATTCGATTATGGGAAGGAATGGGTTTTCCAAAAGATCATGTAATGTCACAATCGCAGTTAAAAGAAATATATACTGCTATTGGTGCATTAGATTTTAATATGCAAAAGATGTCAGTTCGACCTGAGTACAGGGATACCTTCTCTCATTTTAATTTACGAGATTCTGTTACTGATCCGGGCAAAGGACAACGTTATGGTATCAGGTATGGATACAATCCAGATAAGATGTCATTATGGTACATTAAAGTTATGGAAGCCGCTAAAAATGATCCAAGTAAAGCAGGATTAGCTAGAGCGGCAATGGCTTTAGCAGAAACAGGCTTTAGACCAAGCATGATATTGGATATGCCTTTAGGTGCATATAATCCAGCTACAGAAATAGATGTTCAAACAGGAACAAAAAAACCAGCTTCTATATTTTTATCACAAAATATAGAGGGTGTAAAGATGGGTGAAAAAGTTATTGTTCCAATAAGTAATCAATTAGATGGAATATTGCAAGGACAATGGGATTATGTTTCAAAGCTTCAAGAAAAAAAGATAAAATTTGAAGGTAGATCAGATAAAACAGGGCAACCTATTATTCATATGTTTTATCACCCAGATGGAAAACCAATAACATCAACTCAATTAGGTAATTTTATAAAGAGTATTAAAGTTCCCGGAATAATGGAAGATTATGGTGATCTTGATCAATTTGGTCAACCTAAACAATTAGATTATCTTATTGCTGGATCAGTTGAGTTAAGAAGAATGTGGGCAACTGCTGGTGAAGCTGCTGGACTTTTAAGAGAACAGATAGCTAGAGCCACAGGTAGAAACTTAGTTAGTGCAGGAGGTGGATCTACTGGAGTATATGTTTCTCTAGGAACAAAATCAATGACTGAAAGTTTAGCTTTACCAACAAAAACTGTAGCTGATTTAAGATGGGCAGGTTGGAATAGAATACTTAACAATGAAAAAAAATTGATAGCAGGTAAAGCATTTCATCCTCAGTTAGATATGATAGGTCTTATGACAGGACAGTATGGAAAAATGGAAAGTAAAAATGTCCATATAGATGTTGATAACAATATGAAACCTTTAGGTGAATTAGGTTTAGGATATTTGGGAGAACCTAAAACTTTAACATCAATACAAAGTATTGCTCCTTCAACAACAGTAAACAAACTACCAGAAAATGCAATAGATGATGGTAATACTAAACACATGTCTAAAAAACTTATAGATTTAATTATGAAGAACAGAGAGAAATTAGGTATGTTAGCAGCTGTTACCACTGCTACAGGTCTTAGCCTTAAATCTGCAATAACTGATGCTGCAGAATTTGCAAAAGAAACAGCAATAGATGTTGCAACGGACACAGCGGCAGCGGCTTTAAAACTAGGACCAAAGTTAGGTGGAGCCGCAAGTATGGTAGTTTACCCTCCAATGGAAACTGGAACAGTACCTGCCATAGAAAGACCAGAATATCAAACCATAGTGGATATGGCTATGGAAGATCCACCAAACGTGGAAGATGATACTCAACCAACACAACCAAGTGCTGATGAGCAAACGTATAATTTTATAAACCAACAAAAAAGGGAGATGGCTAATGCCGGGCAATAATTATAACTACGGTGCTTCATACATTATGAACAGCGACAAAACATCTGTAAATGATCCTATGGGATCAAATCAGCTAACTAGAGAGTCTTTGGAGTTTGACACTAGAGCAACAACTGATGTTTTAACTCAGGATGCACCAAAAAAACAGTCAAAAACTACTGTAGATAATTCGCTTTTTACAATGGCTGAACAAAGAGACTACTAAACTTATGTCTGAAAACTTTTTAGAACCTGCTGACGATACGCCTGTATCTATAGTTGAACCTACGGATGCAATGCCGGGGTTGGCAGGTTACATTCGATCTAAATTTGATGATGCTGAAAATGGTCGTAAAATACATGAAGAGCGATGGTTAACTGCGTATAAAAACTTTAGGGGAATATATGATTCAACAACACAGTATAGAGATTCTGAACGCTCACAAGTTTTTATAAAAATAACTAAGACTAAAGTTCTTGCAGCTTATGGTCAAATAGCAGATATTTTATTTAGTAATAAAAAGTTTCCAGTAGTAGTAGAATCAACACCAATACCAGAGGGAATAGCAGAATTTGCACATCAAAAAACACCATTGGATGATGTGTTAACTGATCCTTTTGGTTTTGAAGGCGATGGTAGAGAGTTACTGCCGGGTGCAACACAGGCTGAACCAGCAAATTTAGATTTTCTTGGTGGGCTAGCAGGTGATTACAAAGGGGCAGAACTTAATGAAGGTCCAGCAAGAATGGGAGAACCACAAATATCTCCTGCTCAAGAAGCTGCACTTAGATTAGAAAAACTAATACATGATCAATTATTGGATACTAATGCAACAAGCGTATTAAGAAATGCAATATTTGAAGCATCGTTATTAGGAACAGGTATAGTAAAAGGACCTTTAAACTTTTACAAAAGAATACATAAGTGGCAAAAGAATCCAATTACAGGTGAAAAAGAATATGTTCCTTATGAAAAGACAGTTCCAAGATTAGAGCATGTATCCTGTTGGGATTTTCATCCTGATCCTGCGGCCACATCTATAGATGATTGTGAGTATGTAATACAACGTCATAGATTAAATAGACAGCAACTAAGAGCATTAATTAAAAGACCACATTTTAATCCTGATCAAGTTGAGATGGCACTGGCTAAAGGTCCTAACTATGAAGATAAATACTATGAGGACACAATTCGTGATGATGAAACACAACCTAATACAGCAGAGAATAGGTATGAAGTATTAGAATATTGGGGTGTATTAGACGTAAAATTTGCTAGAGAAGTAGGTCTTGAAGTAGCAGAAGATATGTCAGAATTTGATCAGATACAAATAAATGCTTGGATAACAGGAGACTGTGTTTTAAGATGTGTTGTAAATCCTTTTACTCCTGCTAGAATACCATATCAAGTATTTCCATATGAAGTAAATCCATACCAGTTATGGGGCGTTGGTGTTGCTGAAAATATGGAAGATGCACAAATGTTAATGAATGGTCATGTTAGAATGGCTATTGATAATTTAGCATTGGCAGGTAATCTTGTATTTGATGTGGATGAAGCAAGTTTAGTTCCGGGACAAAACATGGATATATTTCCGGGCAAGATATTTAGAAGACAGTCTGGTGTAACAGGAACAGCTATCAATGGATTAAAGTTTCCAAATACAGCAGGTGAAAACTTACAGATGTATCAGATAAGTAGACAGCTTGCAGATGAAGAAACTGGACTGCCATCTATTATGCACGGACAGACAGGTGTATCTGGAACTGGTAGAACAGCATCTGGACTTTCTATGTTACTAGGGGGAGCATCACTGTCTCTCAAGACAGTTGTAAAAAACATAGATGACTATCTTTTAAAGCCTATGGGAGAAGCATACTTTCAGTGGAATATGCAATTTAATGATGAGTCTCCTGATACAGTAGGTGATTTAGAAATAAAACCAAGAGGTACTGCGGCAGTAATGCAAAAAGAAGTACGCAGTCAAAGATTAATGACGCTGTTACAAACAGTATCAAATCCAATGTTAGCACCATTTATTAAAATACCAAACTTAATGCGTGAGTTAGCAATCTCTCAAGATATAGATCCTGATAGCTTAGTTAACGATATGAATGATGCACAAATTTATGCTAAACTATTACAAGGATTACAAAATGCTCAACAAGGAACAGGCACAGATGGTCAGCCAACTGGTCAACAACCACCAAACATGGCAGGGGCTGGAGGAGTACCTCAACAGTCTCCACCGATTGACAGTTCAGGCGTTGGTGGGGGCAACATCGGAACAGGAAATGTTCCATCTGCAGGGGAAGCTGGGTTTACTGGAAACCCTCCTGAAGTTGAAGGATAATTTTAACGCTGTTATGAAAGAAAAGAGAAATGGGTAAGACATACACAGTAAGTGAAGTAAAGGCAGGAGCAAACGTAGATTGGTATGAAGATACTGTCATACCTGATCCTGTAGAAGAATATAAACCAGAACCTGATCCTATTGTTACTAAACAAGCAGTTTCTACACAAACTCAGCCTACAGGTTCTGATAGACCTTGGATTGATTTTATGTTACGCAACCATAAGTATTTAAAAAATTCTAAAGGTGGTATGCAATATATTGAGTTATATAAAGATCCTTCAACCTTTTATGCAAGTGACACTTATAAAAATGTCCATAAAAAAATAGTAGCTGATAGATCAGGTCCGTACAGCACGTTAAACTCAGCAGTAGATTTTGTTGGGGCTACCATGTTTCCAAGTGTAGGTGGTATTATGACTGCCAAAAAAGATGTTCCTGATCCTGTAACTGGAGAACCAACGTCACGTATAGGTGGTCCGTTAGGTTTTGTTCACGATCTATTAATGAAAAATAAATACGAAGCTTTAGAAAAAATAAAGTCAGCACATTTAGCTGGTGGTATGAAGTTTTCAAGAGGATTTGGTGGTAGTTTTGGACAATACAATAAAGAAGATTTTACAGATTTTGGAACTGTTTTAAGAATAGGAAGACGAACATTTATTAGAAAACCCGGTGATTATAATTTTTATGGAAACATGTCAGGCATGGGATTGACCACTGAACAGCTACATAAAATTGCTGCACTACAAGATCAAAAAGATCCTACCGAATATGATTGGAGAAACCCTGATAGTGCAACTAAGGTACTGACTTATGGTGGTGCAGGAGCATACAGACTAGATGGCAGACATGTTGATTATATGGGTAGATTGGCAGGATCAGGCACAGGTCGATCAGATAATTTTATACATATGGCTGATAGATACTTTAATGGTAATGTAGCTATTGCAAGAGAATGGTTAACAGGAACAGCTAGATTTAGAACATTCACTGGCTACGGTCAAAATAAAGCTGCTATGATAGCACATTTTGAAACTATGGTTAAAAAAGCTGGAGGTGATCCTAACGGTGGTGGAATAATAGTACGAGGTTCTGGCTATTTTGATAAAAATGGAGTATTTCAAACTGGGTCTAAACCAACAGAACAAACGCTTTTAGAAAAAACAAATGCATACCTTCTCGATCCAAAAAATAAAAAAGATTATTTTGAAAAGCATGGAAAACCTTTAACTGTAACAGCGGCATCAAATATAGTTCGTGGACTTCCCCACGACTACAAAGATAGTGATGGCTCAAATCTTGGTACAGGAACTGTAATACAAACTGATAAGGATATTGATACAGCAACTGGTAAATTTAGTGGAAGTCCTCCAAGCACTCTTAAAGACATGTTGGATACTGCAACAAGTGACGTAAGTGATCTTAACAATATGTTTAACGATATATTTCCAAATGAAACGGATTGGGGAACAGCAGAAGACATGCTGTATTTAAAAAATAATAATGATGCAGATGCATACGTTGGTAATAATCTTGTTGATACATGGGTTAAAAGAACAATAGATAAAATAAACACTTCACCAAAAGTTGATGTGCAAACACAACTTGATTCATTACCACCTGATACAGGACAATTACAAGTTGCTGATATTGCACAGCCACAGACAAGCGATGATAAACCAGATAATACTGGTACAACGGTTGGAGCAGACTTTCAAAAGAAAGATGATGAAGACTTTGAAAAAATTAGAAAAGATACTGATACAGGTTTTGGTGGTGATTATGGGTTTAAAGAGGGTGGTCTAGTTCAAGATTTTTGGTCTGAATATAATCCTGTAAATATGCAATTTGGAGGACAGCCTGTAGAAAATGCGAACATTCCAACAGATCCATCAGGAACTGTCACAGGTCCTATGGGATTTGTAGATGCTCCACCATCACAAGTATCTGAAAGAGAGTCAGTTGCAGATGATCAAGCAACGCAATTACCAGAAGAAGCGTTTGTTTTAAATGCCCCTGCAGTGCAACTAAGGGGTGAAAGAGATGTAAAGAAAATGCTAATGGATGCATTTATGGAAGCAAAGTCTAGAGGATTACCTATAGGTAGAGTAGATGCACCTTTATATGAAAAAAATATTGATGTTTTACTTTCAAAAGGTGAAGTAGTTATACCACCAGAATTAGTTCAAATTATTGGTAAGGGTAAATTAGAAAAATTAAATAACAGAGGGAAACGAGAAGTTGGGGAAAGAGCAGAAAAGTTTAGATAATGTCTTAGCGGCCAATGGTCTATTTGATCAATTTATGCAACAGCTTGGTATATTTGGTGGTAGACCTGAATTACAAACGCAGGGTGCTAATCCTAATGTATTACCGAACACTGAAGAAGGTGATTCGTTTCTTGACTCACCAGAGTTAAAACCAAAAGGTTTAACTGGTGGACCTGAACAATTTGTTCCTTTCGATGTTGCTACAGATGAACAGATAGATAAATTATATAATGCAATACACTATGCTGAATGGGGTGGAGAGTATGACAAACCCTTTTACGCTTCAGGTATGGGAGCAGGTGATCCAGACTATTTTACACGAACACATGAAACACCTGCAGGTGGATCATCTGCATACGGACCAGTGCAACTTACAGGGGGATTATTAGCAGGATATTTTGGTAATAAAAAAATGCTAGAATCTTTACCAAAAAATCAAATTTCTGAAACTCTTATATCTAGAAGAGAAAATGGTGTGCCATCTAGAGGTATATTAACTGATGAAGAAAAAGATTTTGTTGATGCATTAATTATGCAAGCATATAATTTTTCATACTATGGAAATGAACCAGAAAGAAAAGACGAGCAAGGGTATAGTCCTAACTATGAATATGGTGGTAGAGGAGATATAGAAGAACAGTTTCCTGATAATTACAAACAACTATATGAACGAGTTGCTAAAAAAATAATTAAATTGCAACTAGACAGTGTTGATGGAGATGAAATTGCTTTTGCTAAAAAATGGAAAGCAGGTCCAGAAAAATTTACAGATAAGGAATATTTAAAGAAATTTAAAAAAGGTTTAAAAGGAGCAACACTAAGAAATGATCCTTTTCCAGTGGCAGATCCAACTATAGATACGCCACCATCTAAACCTGATTTATCAAACGGATTTTTACCAAAAACACCAGAATCAGAAGATTTTGGATATGGTAAAATAACAACGTAAGCTACCCATATAATTGGCACTTACATAACCGTAGCAGCCACCCATAAGCCATGTGGCACTGCATATAAGGAGAATAACAATGGCGAAAAAAGGGCATCGTTCAAATAAACCAAACGATGATAAGGGAACAATAGACAACCCTAATCTTTATAGAAATAAATATCGTGGAGATGTTTACAAAGAAGAGGAAGAGACAACAAAAACAGAAGCCAATACCGACCCTGTTGAAAAAACAGCTACTCAAGAAATTGGAGAAAGTTTTGTTGAAACTAAACCTGACCATGACTATAAAAAACGTTATGATGATTTAAAAAATCATTATGATAAAAAATTAGCTGAGTGGAAAGATGAGAGAGATAAATTACAAAAATCTTGGAAATCTGTTGAGTCAGTTGGAAGCGATATAAGGATTCCTCAAACAAAAGAGGAATACGAAGAACTGCAAAAAACACATCCTGATTTATATAATGTTATTGAATCACTATCTACTGCAAAAGCTGAAAAGAATCTTTCAGAACTTAGAGAACAAGTTGAAGAACATAAAACTCGTGAAACAACTTTACAACGAGAAAAGGCATATGCAGAACTTATAAGTCTACAGCCTGACTTCAATAAACTAAAGAAGGAAGATAAATTTTTAAAGTGGTTAGAACAACAACCCTCATCAATATCGGATGGTATATATAAGAATAGTACAGATGCTAAATGGGCATCCAGAGTCATAGACTTGTATAAGGCTGATACTGGAGTGTCATTAAGAAGTTCATCCAAACAAAGTGATGCTGCTGCATCCGTAAATGCACCTCAAGCAAGAGATGTTAAAATTACAGATAATAAAGGTAGTAGAATTTGGAAAGCTTCTGAAATAGAAAGAATGAAACCTTGGGAATTTGAAAAAGTCGAAGCAGAAATCGACAAGGCACGTTCCGAAGGTAGAATAGATCTTTCGTCATAAATTGTAACTTTTAACTAAGAAGAAGGAG